TCAAAATCTTCCTCAATGGCAATTTCAAAACTTGGGAATAATTCTTCGATAAATTCTTTTGGTTGACAACCAAATTTATATTGGTATTTTGACCTTTTGAATTTATTATTTTCAATTATATTACCTCCCGTCCATAATGTTGTAGACGGTATTATTTGATCTAAAATTTGAGTCCAATATGGACCCATTCTATTAATGAATTCATTTACATCGGGAAAATTATACGGAACGAATGAATTTGAATTTATATACGCTTGGTATATGTCTTCTAACTTGATATAATTTTTCTTATATCTAATAATGTTAGAATTTAAAATTTGTTCATGTAATAATTTATCAGCAAATTCCGCAAACGTTACTCCCGTTTGTGGTTGTAAAGTTGCACTTCCGAATGATAAATTTAAGTCTCTTGATTTTTTATAAATGTCAAAGTCAATCGCCTGTGCAGACGATAGATATGCATTTATGTTTTTTCTATTGAATGTTAAATTAGAATCTCTATTTACAACTTCTCCTTGGTTATTGTCGATAACGGGTACCAACTCATAACCAGTATCTAAACCAGGTAATGTTCTATATGAATCAAAATAGTCCTCACCAAAAGTGTAACCTTTTGGTTTGGTTAATAATGTTTTAGTTCTACCTGTTGTGATAGAGATGTCTTCGTCTAAAATATCAGGTGATCTGTGGTCTAATGTTAAATCATACCAACCAGAACCCATTTGGAAAAAGGTATCGGTTGATTCATCTTCATATTTTTTTGCCACTCCTGAACCTTCTTCAACAGGATAATTTTCTCTTGTTAATGTTGTTGATCCGGTAGTTGTTTGAGTATAGTAAGAATATGAGGGATATGTTACACCATTAATAGTTCCACCCGTGGGTAAAAATACAGCGGTACTACTTGTTCTATTACCTCTAATTAAATCACGAATCTCTTCATCAATGTTAAATGATTTTGGATATGAAACAATATCATATCTATATTCATCAATTCTAATCATTGGTTCAGGTGCTCCGATGAATCTCAATAAGAATTTTAAAGAACCACGTGTACCTTTTGATTTGTATATGTAAGCTAGATTAACAAGTAATCTTCTGTAAAATTCATATTCAGCATCAACTAATGTTTTACCAATCGTTAAACCTGAATATTGTACATCATTACGAGTATATAAAATTTCCTCTAAATCTTTTTCATCAAATAATTTACTTGTACCAAGTCCTAAATTGTTTGCTAAATTTTTAAGAAGTATATCTGGTAAGTTATTAATACCATCATAACTCACATTTCTCATGTAAGCAATGTTGTCAATGTATTTTTTTACCTTATCAAAAGATTGACCATACAATTGAAATAAAGCTTCCGCTTTTTTATCCTCACTATCAAATTCAAATAATTGAGGTGCGGACATGAATCTAACAAATAAATTAGATTTGTAGTCATCAATTTCTTCCGCAACATTATTTAATCCCGAGGTATAAGAATCAAAAGCTAAACCTACAATTTGTAAGTTCCATCCATCTTTAGCAACTGGCCAAATATATTCAACGGTAACTAAATCTGTTTTATTTCCGTCAAAAGTATCTCTTGGTACTCTAAATGATGCCCTATATTTTGGGTTAGTATCTCTATTAAGTAATATTTGTTCTAAGTCATCTAAACCACTAAAAAATTCTTCAGTTAAACCATTATTGGGTCTGATAATATAACTTTGGTCATAAGTCGTGCCCGTAAATGGTTTTCCACTAACAGTTAACGTGATTACATTGTTAACATCTGGTTGTTCGTAATCTAAAATATCATAAGTCTTACCACTAATTTCAATTACATATTTTTTAAATGATGAATAGAAATTTTTAAGTGGGTTAACTGTTTCAGGTGTGATACTACTTTTTGGTGCTTCGTAAACAATATCAAAAGTATTGTAAAACATACCTGTTTCAACATTAAACTCTGTTGTTTTTGTTGAGGTATTGTAAGAAATGTTGTGTGCTGTTTTACCACTAATACTTGATGAACTATCCTTGTCCACCATTATAGCAGCAGGATACTTCTCGATAATATTACCGATTGAAACGGATAATCTTGATTTTAATGAACCAAATAACGATTTACCCGCATCGTCTTTTGAACCTCTAAAAGAGATTGATTTCTTTTTTTCTAATTTTGATTGGGTAGTTTGTGAACTACTCTCTTCAGATTTTAAATCATCTAAAGTTAAAAACTCAGAAAATGGTGTTGTCCTAAATGTTTTACTGTCCTTTTCAGGTGTTACTTTATCAATGGCAAAGTTCGTATTAGTCAATTGACTAGTACCGTCGGTTATTTGACGACCGACTAAACTATCGCTGAATGTCTCAGCACCCGAAGCAACCTGACTTGGAACTTTCCTTCTTGCCATTATTGAGTAATATCATCAAAGTTTAATGTCTCGTCAATATCTGTTCTACCTTCTCTAACTTCGTATAACGTTTCGTTAAATTCATCTTTAACCTCATATAAGTTGTACTGTTTGTAGATATTGTTATCTTTATCATAGATTGTGTAAATGCCAGGAGTAACCGCTTTAGTTTGGTTACCGTAAAGTGCATTTGCCAATGTAGACGAATCGTGTTCAACCATCTCAACTTCTACTGTTGTTGGATTGAAAAATGTATTTGACAAAATAATGGTTTGGCCTTGCTGTCCTATAAAAGGAACGGTATTTGGTTTATTTGATGGTGCGGAAGAAGGTGTTACCGTTAAAAACATCATACTTGTTGCCGCGTCCGAATATTGGTATCTTTTCGCTTTTGAATTTGTACTTGTTAAATTCGACACAATTGGAGTACAATAGAATGATGATGTAACAACTCTATAAAAATTCGGTATCTTTTTATTATCGGTATAATTTATATATTCAATTCTGTAACCAACAAGATTTTGTGGTGTAAATTTATTTCTATCCGCAGAACTTACGTTACTTAAATCGATGATAATTCCTCTAACAGATGGTAATGATGCTAAAACACCACAATCTGCTATTGTAGTTCTTATTTGTTTAGGTCTAATATGAAGTGTATAAACACCTAAATCGGTAAAATCCGAGGCATTTAATTTTAAATTATATAATCCACCCAAAACCTCAACATTTCTCGTTCCACCCGTATTATCATTGTGAAAAACGGGGGTTAGAATTGTTTTTGCATCAAGTTTTTTCAATGTAACTTCGGATGAAGCCAACCTATCAGCCGAATGGTGATAGAAAATATCTACATCATCTGGTGATACATCCGCTGGTCTAACAATTCCGTAACTTCCTACTGCCATAAACTTTTATTAATAAATATAATTTTTATTGTTTTCTCACTTTAAAATATCCGTTTCCGTAAATATCTAATTCACCAACCGAGTCTACCTCACCAAGTCTGAATGTTTTTTCTAAAACCCCTTGTTTTCCTCTTTCCACAAAAATGTCAGAATAAATCGACGGTTCGTCTATAAACCCAAGAAAATGTTCATTTCTTGTGAGCGCTTCATTGAAAACTTCTTCTCTTGTAAATCCTGTAGTTGATCCTGTAATTGTTGTGATACCGTCATCATAATCCCTATAATGTAAGGTTACCATGTTATATGAGGTTCCACTAATAAAACTACCAGTGTGGGTAAGTGTATATCCTGTCCATTGTGATGTCTCACCTGTTAAACTATATGTAAATGAGGAACTGTTAATACCTCCACCATATTTTTTAAATTCGGAAATTTTACTTTTACCAAATGCCGAATATTGAAATTTAGAACCTGATACTGGTCCAAAATAGTCAGTATGGTCTAAGTCGTTTAAATATTCTAAAGTTTTTCCCGTTACGTTAGTGTAGGGTACGGTTATACCTGTGATTGAACCTAATATATTTTGAGGTGTTCCCGTAAATTGTGGAATTGTAATGTTTTTACTAATTTTTTCTCTGTTCCAAGGAGAATTTAAGGATAATGAGATTGTGTAAGTATTTGGCGTTGTTGGGTAAGTGTACGATGCTGTTGGAAAATTTGTACCAATAACACCTTTATTAATCTCTAATGATGAAGTTGCATTATTATGTCCCCAATGAATTTTATATTCTTGGTCAATAATAGTTCTAAGTTTATCGGGGTTAGTTGTACTGAAAACTTTAACAAATGATCCTGTTTGAGTGTAGTGGAAATTAACTAATTGTTCAATCTGTTCCATGTAAGATTCACCATTAACATCCGCAATTCCCACCATTACACCCATTTCATCAACCGATGAATTTAAAAATAGAGGAAGTTGGTACGTTCCATAAACGCTACCACTAATATCATTTTCAGTGGCTCCCGTTATTTTAGTCCAAGTTGTTCCTCCCCATTTATAATATCCTTTTGGAACACTTCCTGTTACATTGTCAACAATATCGTTTATTTCAGGTCCTATGTAGACACTACCAGAGTGATTACTTCCCGACCAAGGAACTAAACTCCCATAAGAATCCAACCAAGTTTGACCTGTCAATGATGCAAGTTCAACTGTTTGTATATTCTTTCTTAAAATTTCGTATCTATCTTTTTTCATTATTATAATATTTTAGCAGAACCACCCTCAAACACACAAGCACAATCTCTATTAACAACATAAGAGAAATCGTTCCTGTCTATTGTAACACAATAATACATGTCATTAGGTTCGATGATTTGTCCTCCACTATTTTTCTTTTCAAAAAATTCTATTGGTCTACTGCGAACACCATATCTACCTGAGTCAATATCAACATCAACATCTGAATTAGTAACAAAATCGGTAATCTCACCATTTTCTGCATTAAAAAATTTTGCAGTCATGTAAAATACATTTCCAATTAAGTTTGTTTCTTCAAAAGGTGAGTCATCATGAAACCAGAATATATATAAGTTTTCTGAGTTTTTATAGTTAGTTCCCATAAAAACAGGTTTATATATTTTTACATCAGTGGTACCTGTAATACCTTCGTTGAAAAAACTATATTGTTCTCCTGATGTTAATGGTAAATTTTTTGTAAAAACAAGTCTTCTATTTGCTCTTGTGGGTGGTTCACCATTTGGTGTTTTATAAAATTCTAATCTAAAAAAACTTCGTTTAAAGAATTCTTTTATTTCGTTGTTTTCTTTAAAAGATAAACCTGTAGGTTCATAATCAGTGACATATGTACTTCCACTTAAAAAATGAAATTTAAACCAAATATCGGATTGTTTAAATGTTAATGTTGTTCCCGATACCGATGAATTATAAGGTTGATGGATATATCTTACGGTTTCATAATTGTCAACTGGATTAATTATTTTTTCGAGAGTTTGGTCTTCAAGTTCTTGTGCGTTTTCTTGCCACCCAAGATCTGTTTTAAAATCTTGTTCTTGGTTTAAAACCAAGTTCATGTTTTGATTTTTAAATAATATTTCCATTAACAGTCGAAACTTAAATTTGTAAACTTAATTACGCCATCTTCCTTATTTTTAAACTTAACCTCATTTCTTAAATAGAAATTAATATCCTTTTTTACATAATGTATTCCATTTATAAATGGATAATTGGTACCAAATCCTTCAGCATCTATAAACCCATTATCGTATAAGTCTCTCCACTTCCATAATTTTTCATCAGGAAAATATCTTGCGTTTTCAGGTAAACCATAAATTTCATTTGTATTATACGATTCAACATATGGTGACAGTTCTCTTAACTTAATCCTGTGATGTGGTTGGTAAAAGTATCCGAGAGGATTGAACGCACTCGCTCCCGAAAATATCACAACACCGTCTTCACTTACGTTCGATGTTTGTCCGTGATTAAAAATTGATGGTTTACATGTGAATTTGTGATATGATTCACTAACTATTCTTTCAGTAAGTTCACTTTCATTGTATTCAACAAAAGCACCTGTTAATCCTGACGTTCCTAATGTTAATTCAGAACCCGCAGTAAAACCTGCTGTTCCATTATTACTTGTAAAGGTATTTGTTGGTATATTAGTTTCTGTAGAACCAGTTCCTCCGAAATGGTTATCAATCCATGTATTATGAAAATTAAATTTATAACCTACTTTAGGTGGATAATTAAAATATCCATTTTGATTTCTCAATAATACCGTTACATAAACTTCAGTTGGTGTATAATTTAAATTATTAGTTAAACCTGTTAAAACAAATGGTTCTTTAAAGTCATATATTAAACTTTCCATTCTATTTTGTTCAACTAAATAATTGTCAACTCCATCACTATTTTCATACATTAACGCACGTTCTTCTTCCCATATTGAGGATTCAAAACCAATTTTATCTAAAATATAATCTTTTACTTCCGTTAATGTTTTATGTTTATGTACGTAATATTTTGATTTAGTTTTATCTAATTTAAATTTATTTAAACATCGTTTACCAAAAACAACGGTGTTAAGTGTTGTCCCTGAAACCAATTCTTTTTTAAGAATATTAATTACAAATTTTTCTGAACGAAAAGTTTCATTACCAACACTTTCAATATAAAATGTTCTATTAAATTCTGTTGTTGTAGTATGTCTTACTCTAGGGTCTCCTGAATACGCATAAAATGTATTTCCTGTTGTTGATAAAATAACATATTCACCAGCTTTCATTCCGTGTTCAACAGGTGAAACTAAACTATAATATTTTCCATTATTGATAACCCTAAAAGGGATACCGTCTTTAGCTGTGAAACAAAAATTATGTGTGGTATCGCACGTTATATTAGTTGTACCCGATAATGTATACATCATTGGGTAATTTTCATCATGAGCATTAACATAACTGAGATATATGTTCCAATTTTTATATGGTGCCTCAATAGATGTTGTTATAGTATGTCCAGTATAAGTTGTTCCTGTTAAAATTATTTGATTCTCAGGACTATAGTCTTGAGTTAACGTAGAACCTGTTTGACCTGTGAATACTTCTCTTAATACGTCTTTTCTTAGAAACGCAAATTCATTATATGGCATCGCACCATCATGATTTGATAGGTCAGTTCCATAAGAATTATAAAACAGATTACTTTTTAATGGGTCGTAAGTTGTTGATCCAGTGTATAGATTTCTAAACACCATCTTTAACTTCCCATGTATTTTATATTTTTTACTTTCGTTTCTTTCTTTATCAAAAAGTTGTGCAATGTCTAAAACAATGTTTCTATCACCCTCTCTAAGCAAAGTCTCACTCTCATCTAAATTTATTGGTAAATTTAAATTTTCCTCTTCAGCTTTAAAGAATCTTTTACTTGGTAATAGTATCTGTTTTTTGTTCATTAACTTTGAATATTAAATAAATAATTTCTAATTGATTTTAATAATGTATACGGTTGTTTTCCTACTTTACAAATACCGTTTTCTTTTACGATTCTGTTGTATTCGTATGCCATTCCCGAAGTAATCCAACTAATTTCTTCTCCCTCGTTTCTTCTTACGATGTCAACGATTTGTTTTTCATCGTAACTTAAACCTTCTCTACTTCTTGGTAATTTTTCTACAACACTTTGACTATAACCTTTTTTATCACATTTACATTTTGTCATTTCACCATTCAAACTATAAGATTGATTCATTGCTGAAACTTCAATTCCATTTAACTCTTCTGACATTTCAACAACTTTTCTTGATGAAACTCCACTAAAACACGTAGTAAACATTAAACTTGTGTCGTTATCCATTAAAGGTTTTAAACTGTTAGCCAATTCAAAAACCTTTGATTGATTATCTGTCGTTTGAACTAAGAATTTACCTGAACCATAACTCGTGATATTAATTTGTTTTAGTTTATTAGGGTATTTTTCTATAAACTTTTTTACTCCATTAATACAATCATCTATCGAATAGAATGGACCGACACTATATGTTAATTTAGAAAGAATTTTATATAATAATTTCTCTTCTTTTTTGTATAAAACATACACAATCAAATGATTGGGTTTTCTTTTACTAAAAATATCTTTTATCCACATATTATTTAGGTCCAAAATTTTCTACGAATTTATCAAATGCGGTTGCACCTTTCTTTAATCCAAATTGATAATGGAATGGTGTTCCAATTTCCATAAAATGTCTTGGTTGTCCATTAACAGTATATTCTTTATAGTTGTCGCTACTTTTAGTTGCTCCGTCCAAACAATCTCTAATCGGTGGTAAAATATATGGGTCAAAGTAATTTTCACTAATTAACACACCTGAAGGTCTCGTGTTAAGGTTAGCTCTCATTTCTTGTATTGGTTGGTTATAGATTTTACCGGTATAATAACTTTGTGATTCACTATAACCAGCATCCGCACCTTCAAATTCACCAAAACCGTGACCATATGTATCCCACATGTAGTAAGGAACTCTTTGTGATTTATCACCTAACCTTCCTTTTGTATTAAGACATTTTCTAATTAAATCACCTTTAACTTCAATTGTTGTTGGAGTATCGGGATCATCTTCACTAAATAATAAATCAATACCAACCGCACCCTTACCGTCAAATATATTTCCGTAACTCGATGTGTATGGTGAATCGATTTCTTCAATTTCAAATGGGTAAATTCCCGTTTGAGTATTGAAATTTAATAATTGTGCAACGTCTCCGTCAATTCTACCTCTACCTCTTTTATCAAATAAATCTTGTATGTCTAATCTTCCTTTTTCTTTTATTTCTTTTGATTGAATAACGTATTCCATTAAATCATCAATACCTTTATATGATGTTGAACCAATACTTCTTGTTATTGAACAGTTTACATCCATTTCGGGGTCAACACAAATTTCATCAATCCATGTTTGTCTTGGTCCTAAATCGATAATTGTAGTTGGGAAATTAATTTCTCTTTTTATTCGACTTCCACCTGTTCCGTCTCCTAACGCTTGATACCATCCAGTCCAACCATCAACAAGTCCTCCCGTTACATTACTAAAAACTCTCGATAGATTTACTGCTAATGCTTTTCTTACACCATAAAATCCTGTGGATTTTTCCAAATATCTTTGGTTTG